GGTGGTAAAGACATATTAAGATTTACACCCTTTGACCAATTTAAATTTGATGTTGATTATGATGTCAAACTAAGTCGAACCAAATTCAATAGCACATTAACAGGAATTGGAACAAGTGCGTTTGGACTTGTAAAACTATTTGGTTCTGTTACAAATGTAGGAACAGGGGTTACATCATCCATAATATCAACACCTGTAGGAATATCAAGTGTTCTTTTTGTTAATTCTCAGGTTACAGATTTAGTTACTAATGAGATGAACTTTGTTGAAACCTTAGTGGGCACAACACCTGGTGATATGACGTTTATGTCACAATCATTCTTTGATAGTAATCAGGGTTCATTTAGTAATAACTTTATTGGAACATTTGGTGCATCACTATCAAGTGGTGTATTATCATTAAACTTTACAAATTCAGGATCAAATAATGTAAGAGTTAGATCAAGTATCATAGGATTTAGTTCAACGACTGAAGGAACTGGATCATATAGGTTCTTAGCATCAGGACAAGCAAATGGTAGTGAACGAACTCAATTAGTTGAGTCAAAACATGACACTGCGGTAGGTATAACCACAATCGGAAGATTTAATAAGAATACATTCTCATCATTTAAATCAACTGTCTCAGTTGCTTCAACATTTGGAGATGCATTGCATCAAGTATTTGGTGTGATACATCTGGATGCAAATGATACATTCTTTATAAATCAAAATCAGTTTTTATCTGGAGGAACTGTTGATAATCCTGATGGTAATACTCCTGCTGGAATTGGTACATTTAAAGCTAGATTTATAGGTAATAATCTAAATCTAGAATTTGTTCCTGATATTCAGAATGTTGGATTAACAACTGTAAAATCTTTGAATGAAGTATTCTATAGAGAATCTGATGAAAAATCAGAGATTGGAAGAGTTAACGCTGCATTACCAATTGTGATTGGACAAAAGACACAAACATTCGATATTAAATTATATAATTCTTTGAATGGAGATAGAATCAATCGAAGAAACTTTGAACTTACATCTGATGGAACTCCAATTTTTGCTAAAACATTTGATCCATCAAATACTGGAATCGTTAGTTTTGCAACTGGTAAATTCTCAATAGACAACCACTTCTTTAGAGATAATGAAGAATTAATTTATACACCACAAGCATCTTTTGTTGGAGTAGGTTCGACTGCGATGATGTATAAACACGCTGGAAGCACTGATACTTCTCCACTACCTACTACAGTTTTTGCTAAGAGGGAATCAAAAAATGTATTCTCAATTTCAACAACAAGTGGAGGAAATGCTGTTACTTTTGTAGACGTAGGAGAAGGTAATAATCATAGGTTTGAAATGTCTAAATCACTTACAAAGGCATTAATCACTATTGATGGATTAGTTCAACACCCAATAGCACAGACAAATATAGTTTATCAAGTAGCAAATAATGGCGGACCAATAAGTGCAGGATCTACAATCTTTAGTTTATCAAATGTTTCAGGTATCAATATTGAAGATGTATTAAAAATTGATGATGAATTTATAAGAGTTACAAACGTAGGAATTGGAACATTATCCGTAGGTCCGATTGATGGAAAGGGAAGCATACCACTAATTCAAGGTCAAAGAGGTTACATAGGAACTTTAAAAGCAACTCATGCAAATGCCGCTAATGCAAAGATATTCAGAGGTTCATATAATATTGTAGGAAGTGAAGTCTTCTTCACTGAAGCACCAAGAGGTAATACATCAATAGACGTTAATGAATCAAACTTACCTCCTGCAAAATCTGACTTTGAAGGTAGAGTATATTTCAGAAATGATTATTCTACAAACAAAATATATGATGATATATCTAATCAATTTACAGGAATAGGACAAACATTTGAATTAAAGAGTGGAGGTTCTTCGACCTCAGGTATTGGTAATACTGGTGGAAATGGTATTCTATTCATTAATAATATCTTCCAAAGACCATCTACACTTAACAATACAAATGGTAATTTCACAGTAACTGATGATGGAACATCAGGGATTACAACAGTTACATTTGCAGGAGTTACCGAAGGTGGAATTTTAGTTAAGGATGAACTTGATGTTAATGAAAATGATCTACCAAGAGGTGGTGTAATTGTATCTCTTGGTTCTACTGGTGGATTAGGATATGCTCCTTTAGTTCCAGCAAAAGTAAAACCACAACTTAATGGTTCCGGAGCAATCACTTCATTAGTTGGAGTTGCATACAGTGGTGCAGTAAATGGTATAACGACTGCTGCATATGATAATTTAACTGGACTTTTAGACATTACAACAGTTAATAAACATAATCTAAGAATCGGATATAATGATGAAGTATTACTTACAGGATTAAACTTTGCTTGCACTTCTGGTGGTGTAGGAATCGGTTCAGGAGTCTTCCCTGATGGAACAATAGGTGATAAGTTCTCTGTTGTCTCAATCGCATCTACAACCACGTTTACAACTCAGGTTGGAACAAGCACAATTCCACACGCTTACACAGGTGGAGGATTTGTAAGAGAATGGTATGGTGATTTAACATTCGGTTCTGGATACAACATTGGCATCACAACAGACGGTGTATCAGTTCCAGCAACAGTATTTGATCCTGGTTATGACCATGTATTTGCAAGTGCTTCCACAAATGCAGTAACTGCAAATACTGGAGCACAGTTTACCCCATCTGATGCAACATACGACCCAGTAACAGGAGATCTAGTTTTATTCATAAATGGTCACGGTTTGACAGGAAGTAACACAGTCACTATCGCACCAACATCAATTTCATTCACTTGTGCAAAAGATGATTTCAGGTCAAATCACGCTTATCCAAGATCAACAGATCCAGCAGCAGGACAAAACTTAACCATTACTTCCTTTACAACAAATTCAATTACCGTTAACGTAGGTAAAAATGTAGGTACTGGTGCACACGTCACTACAACAATCGGAAAAGGTGGTGTGCTATCATTTGTTGTTGCTCACGCTGGTACAAATTACAAAGAACCTGAAATCTTCGTACCAAGTCCATCTTATGATGATATGGCAATTGAAGGCATTTCAAGAATTGGATTTGGAACTGGACCTAATACAGGAGTTGGTGCTCTCATAAGTGTAGAGGTTGGTTCATCTGGTTTACCCACTGGAATTGGTTCAACTTTATTCTCAGTTAAAAACTTTGAACTCTCAAGAACAGGATATAACTTTAGAAAGGGTGATAAGTTTACACCCGTAGGACTTGTAACAGACAAGTCTCTAGTAAGAGCAACAGAACCATTCGTATTAGAAATTGAAGAAGTTTATCAAGACAATTTCTCATCTTGGCAGTTTGGTGAATTTGATTTCATTGATTCAATCAAGTCTTTACAAGATGGTGAAAGAACATTATTCCCACTGATATACAATTCTGAACTATTAAGTATATCACCAAAAGTAGGATCGGATGTAATCGCACAAAACTTACTATTGATATTTGTCAATGGTGTGAATCAAAAACCAGGCGTTAATTATCAATTTGAAGGTGGAACTACATTAGCATTCACTACACCACCAAGTGCAGAAGATGATGTAGCAATTTACTTCTATAAAGGAAGTGGAGCAGATGCTCCAATTAATACAAGTATCAATAAACTTCTTGAAGAAGGTGATGAAGTTCAATTAACAGGCATTGGCACCATACCTTTACAGGAAGAAAGAACTGTTGTGAATCTAACTGGTCAAAGCAGATTTGAAACTAATTTATATGGTGGTGAAGGAATTGATGAAAATAGTTTCAGACCGATGAATTTATATAAGCAAAAAGTTGACAAGATTATCAATTCAAGAATTGTAGCAAAAACAAGAGATTCAATCGCGACACAAGTATTCCCAGTTGCAAAAGTTATTTCTAACGTCACTACATCGTCTCTCATCGGAAATGATACTTTATATGTTGATGATATTTCATTATTCAATTATGAACATACAACTCCTAATTTCCCTGTGCAAATAATTCCAAATGATCCTCTACCTGTTGTTGGTTCATTGACAGCAAACATCAAAATATCTGGAGAAGTAATAGGATTAACCACAGTCTCTGGTGGAAGTGGATATACAGTTCCACCAACTGTCACTCTGAGTGCTCCACTTACAATGGGTATTGGAGTTGGTGAAACTGCAACTGCGACTTTATCTGTCTCTGGTGGTGCGATTACTGGTTCAGTAATTACCAATCCAGGTTTTGGATATACAACTCCTCCAATTGTTCTTGTTGATCCTCCTACTGTAACTCCTGAAAGAACAGGTAATGTTGGTTTTATAACTGGATTCTCAGCAAGAATCACCAGTATTGCTGTAGCAAGTGGAGCAAATCCAAGAACTGTAACCTTTACAACAACAAGAGATGATGGATTTACTAATTACACTGGTCTTGCAAATAATGATTATATTTTCATTAATAACACGACAGTCGGTCATGGTGTAACATCATTGAATGAAACTGGTCTCTCAAATGTATGCATCGGTTCAACATTCTTTGATAATGTATATCAAGTATTAAGTGTATCTAATTCTGGAGCAACTGGAACAATAGCATGTAAAGTGATTACAAGTGATATCGACGTGGGCACCACATCAACAACACCAAAAGGTAGTTTAGGAAACTTATCATTTGGTAAAATATCACAAGGTTCTAGAGGTTCAAATCCAATTTCGATAGGTGTGACAGGAAGAACACTAAGTCCAAATGTTGGTTTTGCTTTATCGACTTTCCCAACTATTCAAAGGGTGGGTGGCGATTATACTCTAAGGAATACAGGTGCTTTACCAAAAACTGTATAAATATATAAAAAACTAATAATATGCCAGCAGTAGTAACAGATCAATTTAGAATATTTAACGCAAATAACTTTGTTGACTCATTATTTGATGGATCAAATTCTTATTATGTATTTGTAGGATTATCAAATCCAATTGAAAGCACACCTGGTTTTGGTAGAGCAGAAAGCAGCGATTGGCCAACTGATCCGATTGATAATTTCCAATATCTTTCTCATTACAGAGATACAACTTTATTTGGTAAAAAAATATCACCAGCAAACGTCAGAAGAGTCGTAAAGAAAAATAATTGGGTTGCAAACACAAAGTACGATATGTATCGTCACGATTATAGTGCGTCAAATAAATCACCCAATTCTCAAAGTGTAAATTTATATGGTTCAAACTATTATGTAGTAAATAGTTCCTTACAGGTTTATATTTGTATTGACAATGGTTCTTCAGGTGCACCAGGTTCTGCCACTGCAAAAGGAGGAGACTCTTTAGACGAACCAACTTTTACAGATACTCAACCTGGTCCTGCAGGTACAAGTGGTGATGGTTATATTTGGAAGTACCTTTATACAATATCACCTAGTGATATAATTAAATTTGACTCTACTGAATTTATTGCGTTGCCAAATGACTGGCCAACATCAACTGATAGACAAATACAAAATGTAAGAGAGGCAGGTGATTCACGAATTAATAATAACCAAATTAAAAAGGTTTATATTGAAAATAGCGGTAGTGCCAATAATTCTAAGTATAAACAGGCTCAGACAGCAGTTACCTGTGACATTTTAGGAGATGGAACAGGTGCCCAAGTGGCTGTAACTGTTGATACAAATGGTAAAATTACTGATACTACGGTAACATCTGGTGGTCAAGGTTATACATATGGAATCGTTGATTTAACTCCAGTTCAAGATAACCCTTCTGAGACAATAACTTTGGCTGATAGAGCAAAATTAATACCAATCATTCCTCCTTCTAGAGGACACGGATTTGATTTGTATTCAGAACTTGGTGCAGATAAAATTTTAATCTATGCCAGATTTGATGATTCAACACAAAGTTTTCCAACTTCAACAAAGTTCTCTCAAGTTGGAATTTTAAAAAACCCTGAAAGATTTACAGATAATACTATATTTGATGGTATTAACTTCTCATCTGCTTTTGCAATGAAATTTGATTCAGATCCTGGTTCAACACCTATTGTTGGTACTGAAATAACTGGAGATACATCTGGTGCAAAGGGATATATTACTTCATATGATAGTCAAACAAAAGTTTTAAAATATACAAGAGATAGGTCTTTGTATTTTAATAATGATACTCCAAATGATCAAACAGACTATGCAGGTGTGAATACAGGAAGTAAGATTATTGAATTTAGTAGTGGTGAAAATGTCAGTCCTGTAAATGGCACAATTGCAACTTTTAATGGTTCTACAGTAGATGTAAACAATAAGGTAGTAGGATTAGGAGTTACTTTCTCAGGAGGTCTTGCAAAACCTGAGATAAATAAACAGACAGGTGATATAATTTATATTGATAATCGTGCTTTAGTGACGAGAGATGCTAGGCAAAAAGAAGACGTTAAAATTATTCTGGAATTCTAACCAATGGCGCAAAAATCAAATTTAAATGTAAGTCCATACTTCGATGACTTCGATTCGAGTAATAACTTTTACAAGGTATTATTCAATCCAGGATTCCCAGTTCAGGCACGAGAGTTAACAACTTCACAATCAATATTACAAAACCAAATTGAAGATTTTGGAAGTCATATATTCAAAAATGGTTCAGTTGTTATACCTGGCAATTTAGTTTTTGATAATAGATATCACGCAGTAAAGTTAAACTCTACCAATTTTGGAATAGACATCTCACTTTATATTAATAATTTTATTGGTAAGACGATTACAGGAAAAATATCTAACGTAAGTGCAACAATAGAGAAGGTTGCATTACCAACCACAGACCCAGTTGATGATATTACAATTTACGTAAAATATGTTGGCGGTAATGATAATTTTGAAACAAGTTCATTCTTAGATGGTGAAGCATTAATCTGTGATGAGAATGTTACCTATGGAAATACAACAATACAGGCAAATACAGATTTTGCAGGAATTATAAATGAGAATGCTACTTCAATCGGATCTGCCGCATCAATTGGAGATGGAGTTTTCTTCATTCGTGGATACTTTGTAAATGTATCTCAACAAACAATACTACTTGATTATTATACAAATAAACCATCTTATAGAGTTGGATTGAAAGTAACTGAATCATTTGTTGGAGCAAAAGATGATGAGTCTTTATATGATAATGCAAAAGGGTTTACTAACTTTGCTGCACCAGGTGCTGACAGATTAAAAATTACACTTACTTTAACCAAAAAACTACTTACTGATCTTGATGATACAGATTTTGTAGAATTACTACGTGTTGATAACGGTAAACTTAAAAAAATACAATCAAAAACACAATATAATCTACTCAAAGATTTTATCGCTGAGAGAACTTATGACGAATCAGGAAATTATACAACTAAACAATTTATACCATCATTACACAATTCATTAAATGACAATCTTGGTAGTAATGGTATTTACTTTGAAGATCAAACAACAGATCAAGGAAATACACCATCAGAAAATTTAGCATCAATCAAACTATCTCCGGGTAGAGCGTATGTAAAAGGATATCAGGTAGATAAACCATATACTTCAATTGTAGATGTTGAAAAACCAAGAGATACTGAGAAAATTAAGAGTATAACTGTTCCATTTAAGTCACCAAATACGTTATCAGTTTTAAATGTACAAGGAGTTCCAAAGCAAGGTGAAACAATAGATCTTTTTTCAACAATTAACAGTCATGCAGCAGATGAGAATATTGGTATTGCAAGAGTATATGGATTTAATTTAAAGAATGAATACAAAGATGCTTCAAGTGAATGGGATTTACACTTATATGATATTCAAGTAAGAACTGACTTACTTCTAAACAGAACTGTTAGTACCGCCGATATACCATTGACATCATTCGTTGTTGGAAAAAACAGTGGTGCTGTAGGATTTGCTGCAGTTGCAGGTGCTCCAAATGGTTTACTCAAACTAACACAAACTAATGGAAAATTCCAAGCAGGAGAAACACTACAAATAAATGGTCTTGATTTCCCTGTCGGTGTCGGAACAGTAACCACATTTGGTGTTAATGATATTAAAGGTGTTAAACAGTCAGGAGCAAGTGGTTTTGCTGACATAGGAGGAGGAAATAAT